TCCTCCGGAAACGGACGATGAGCCTTATTTTGTCCTTCCGTATTTTTGGATACCGGAAGAGAATATACCGCTTAGGGTCAGCCGAGATCATGTGCCGTATGACATCTGGAAAAAAGAAGGCTTCCTTCTTACGACCGAAGGCAATGTTGTGCACTACGGTTTTATCGAGAAATTTATTGAAGACTTAGGCACGAAATACAACATTCGTGAAATTGCCTTTGATCGCTGGGGGGCGGTGCAAATGAGCCAGAACTTGGAAGACATGGGCTTTACCGTAGTTCCCTTCGGGCAAGGATACAAGGACATGAGTCCTCCGACTAAAGAGTTGATGAAGCTGGTCTTGGAAGAAAAACTCGCACACGGCGGGCATCCTGTTCTTCGCTGGTGCGTTGATAATATTTTTGTTCGCACTGACCCGGCTGGAAACATCAAGCCGGACAAGGAAAAATCAACCGAGCGAATTGACGGAGCGGTAGCTCTTATCATGGCCCTTGATCGGGCAATCAGAAATCAAGGGAGTAACTCCGGCTCTGTTTATGACGAGCGAGGGTTGCTGCTCTTTTAGAAAAATGCAAGGAGGTGATGTCCTCTGGGACTTCTAAAAAATCTATTCAAAAGCCGAGACACGCCGGAGCTGACAAAACCGTCAGTATTCCGATTTTTCTTTGCTCCGTCCTTTTCCGGCAAACAGGTGACGGAGAAAAACGCCATGCAGTCGGCGGCGGTTTACGCTTGTGTCAGAGTCATCGCTGAGACCGTTGCAAGCTTGCCCTTGCACCTTTATCGCTATGTCGATGAAGGTAAAAAGCGGGACACAAGACATCCTTTGTACTTTCTCCTGCACGATGCACCGAATCCGGAAATGACCTCGTTCATTTTCAGGGAGACCATGATGACGCATCTTTTGCTATGGGGGAACAGCTATTCACAGATACTGAGAAACGGACATGGCGAAATTACTGGGTTATATCCCCTTTTGCCGGACAAGATGCAGGTCAGCCGCAACGAGGAGGATGAACTCATCTACCTTTACCAAAGCGGCATGAAGAATATAGCGTTTCGCAAAGAAGAAATCCTTCATATTCCCGGCCTTGGATTTGACGGCCTGGTCGGCTACTCGCCGATTACAATGGCGAGAAACGCCATCGGCATGGCTATGGCAACAGAGGAATTTGGGGCGAGTTTCTTCGCAAACGGAGCCGCACCGGGCGGTATTTTGGAGCATCCGGGGACGCTTAAGGACCCGTCCAAGGTTAGGGAAAGCTGGAACCAGCTCTTTCAAGGCTCCGGCAATGCAAATAAGGTGGCTGTCCTCGAGGAAGGCATGACCTACAAGCAGATCGGGATTCCACCGAATGAAGCACAGTTTCTTGAAACAAGAAAGTACCAGACGGAGGAAATCTGTCGTATCTACCGTGTGCCGCCACATCTGGTGGCAGACCTCGACAAAGCGACTTTTTCCAATATCGAGCATCAGTCTATTAGCTTTGTCGTTCACACCATTAGACCTTGGCTGGTTCGACTCGAGCAGGCGATGAACAAGACACTTCTTTACCCATCTGAACGACAAGATTATTTTGTTGAGTTCAATGTGGACGGCCTTCTTCGAGGTGACTATGAAAGCAGGATGCGCGGCTATGCTACAGCCAGACAAAACGGTTGGATGAGCGCCAACGATATCAGGAGGCTTGAAAACATGAACCTAATATCAAAAGAAGAAGGAGGAGATCTGTACTTGATCAACGGCAACATGACCAAACTTGAAGACGCTGGCATCTTTGCCGGCAGGGAGGTGAAAGCAAATGGAAAAACGTAAGTTCTGGGTCTTTCAACGAGGAGATCCGGAAAAGGGAGAAACCGTCCTAAGACTGGACGGACCGATTGCAAAAGAGAGCTGGTTTGGCGATGAGGTCACACCGGCTCTTTTCTTGTCGGAGCTGGAAAGACATCCGGGAGATTTAACGGTCTGGATCAACTCTCCGGGCGGTGATGTCTTTGCGGCATCACAGATCTACACCATGCTCATGGACCATCAGGGAAAAATCACGGTCAAAGTAGAGGGCCTAGCCGCTTCTGCCGCTTCTGTCATTGCGATGGCCGGCGGCGAAGTGTTGATGAGTCCCTCTTCCATGATGATGATCCATAACCCGACGACCATTGCCGAGGGCTGGAAAGACGAGATGGAAAGAGCCGTAAACATACTTGAGGAGGTCAAAGCCTCCATCATCAATGCCTACGAACTCAAGACCGGGCTTTCAAGGCATAAGATCTCCCAACTGATGGACGACGAGACATGGATGAATGCAAGGAAGGCAAAGGAGCTGGGATTTTGCGACGGTTTTCTTTTCACCGGAGAAGAAAGCGAACCGGAGGAAGGCATGGCTTATGCCGCCAGAAAAATGGTGGCTCAAGTCCTAAATAAAATCGGCCCTGATGCTGTTTTTAAGAAAGAAGCGGAGGATACAAAACCCGCAGAAAAAACAGACATCCAAGAACAATCCGAAACAGGCACAAGATACACAGAGCTGGAAAAAAGGCTCGAACTTTTACGTCATTAAGGAGGACGAAGAAATGAATAAAATTCAGGAACTGAGAAACAAGCGCCTTGAAGTTTGGGAAAAGGCTAAGGCCTTTTTGGAAGAGAAGCGAGACGACAAAGGCATCGTCTCAGCAGAAAACACGGCCGCCTACGAAAAGATGGAACAGGAAGTCGTCGATCTTGGAAAAGAAATCGACCGCCTGGAACGCCAACGGGACATGGACATGAAGCTTAACGAGGCGACCAGCCGTCCTGTGGTGACAAACCCTATGCAGGCCAAGGAAGACAAGACCGGCAGGGGCAGTGATGCCTACACGCGTGACTTCTGGAATCTTATGAGAAAGAAGAACGCTGTTATTACGAACGCCCTGCAGGTCGGTACGGACTCCGAGGGCGGCTATTTGGCTCCGGATGAGTTTGAACAGACGCTTGTGGAAGCGTTGGAAGAAGAAAACATCTTCAGAAAAATCGCTCATGTCATTCAGACCTCTTCCGGCGACCGCAAAATCCCCGTTGTTGCAACAAAAGGCACGGCTAGCTGGGTAGATGAAGAAGCAGCTATCCCGGAATCTGATCCTGCCTTCGGCCAGGTCTCCATCGGTGCTTATAAGCTGGCGACCATGCTCAAAGTCTCCGAGGAACTTTTAAACGACTCGGTCTTTGACCTGGAGAGCTACATTGCTAAAGAATTCGGCAGGCGCATGGGTTCTAAAGAAGAGGAAGCTTTCCTCATCGGCGACGGCACAGGCAAGCCTACAGGTATTTTCCAAACCGTAGGCGGTGGAGAAGTTGGCGTTACGGCTGCGTCGGATAAAGCAGTGACGGCAGATGAGCTGATCGACCTCTTCTATTCGCTCCGTGCACCGTACAGGAAAAATGCCGTCTTTATTATGAACGATGCGACGGTGAAGTTGATTAGGAAGCTTAAGGACAATACCGGACAGTATCTCTGGCAGCCGGCTCTTACGGCAGGCACACCGGATACCATTTTGAATCGTCCCGTGTACACGTCAAGCTTTGCTCCTCTGGCAGAGGGCGGAGCGTTGGCGATTGCTTTCGGTGACTTTTCCTACTACTGGATCGCCGACCGCCAGGGCAGGTCTTTCCAAAGATTAAATGAGCTCTTTGCCGCAACAGGACAAGTGGGCTTTAAGGCTACACAACGAGTGGACGGCAAACTCATCCTGCCTGAGAGCGTGAAGCTCTTGCAGATGAAGGCCGGCGCTTAAGGAGGCAAACTATGAACGCAGAGGAGCTTCTTCATCCATTAAAAGAAAATCTGGTTGTGGAGCATGACGCGGATGATCCCCTCATGCTCCGCTGCCTTTCCTCTGCGATTTCCTATGCAGAGGGATACCAGAAAAAAGGGCCGGATTACTACTTAAACCACCCGATGACAGAAAGCACGAAGCAGGCCGTGATCGTCCTAGCCTCTTTCTTTTATGAAAGCAGGGACGGTTCTACGGCCGGCTTCTTTTCCGATTCTCCCGATGCCGCCAAACAGGTCTGGGAGACAGTAAAACTTCTGCTTCAGGGTGATAAGGATGTGATCCTATGAGCATTAAATTGACACATTTTATTGAGCTTTTCCGTGTAGAACAAGGAACAGACGAGGACGGTTTTCCGGTAGAGCGTGACGAACTTTTAGTAAGCGTCAGAGCCTACCGGGAAGACCGCTATGGCAGTGAAATGTGGAAGAATAGAAGTCTTTTTTCCAAAGCGACGGTGCTCTTTCGCATCAGATCAATTCCCGGTATCGCGCTCGATACCCGGTGTGTGGTGCTGACGGAGGACGGCAGATACAACATCCTCTCCGTAGAAGATATCCGTCATAAAGGGCTCTACTGGGAGATCTTGGCTGAAAAGGTCGATACGGAAGGGGTGGTCAAAGATGGCTAGGTGTGAAATCAAGATGCCGGATGAGTTTTTGGACAAACTCTCAAAGCTCGGCGACCGCTTTGACCAGGCAGCCCCTAAGATTTTACAAAGCGGCGGCAAGGTTGTGCTTTCGCAGATGAAGGCAAACCTTGAAGGCAGGATCGGTAAAGATACCAAGTACCCTTCCCGCTCTAAGGGCGACCTTGTCAGAAGTCTCGGCATTACACCGGCCTTGCAGGATAGAAACGGCGAGTGGAATATCCGGGTGGGTGTCGGAGATTCCAAAGACCGTGAGGGCGTGCCGAATGCACTGAAAGCCCAAGTCTTGGAGTATGGAAAATCCGGGCAGAAGGCAAAGCCCTGGATGAAGCCCGCCAGACGAAAGGCAAGAAAGCCTGCTATCCATGCGATGGAAGAGACGCTGAAAAGGGAGCTTGACATATGAGTGCATTAGCGGAACTGAAAAGAATAGCAGAAGAGTTAGGACTTCCGTCAGGAGCCGTTTCTTTTGAAAAGAAGGCACCGGAAACCTACCTCGTCTTTACACCGCTTTATGATGACTTGTTGCTCTATGCCGACAACAGACCGTTAGTGGAGACGGAGGAAGTCCGCATCTCACTATTCAGCAAGGAAAACTATCTTCTTTGGAAAAGGCGGCTGACGGACATCTTGCTGGAGCAGGATTTCATCATCACGGAGCGGAGGTTTTTAGACCTTGAAGAAGACACGGGATACTACCATTACAGCCTGGACGTGGCGAAAGAATGCGTCAGATAAGGAGGAATGAACTATGGCAACGATAGGCCTGGACAAACTATATTATGCAAAAATTACCGAAGACACATCCGGTGAGGAAACCTATGATGCGCCCGTACAGCTGGCGAAAGCCATCACGGCGGAGCTGTCGGTGGAACTTGCCGAAGCGATCCTTTATGCCGATGACGGTGCATCGGAAATTGTAAAAGAGTTCAAAAGTGGAACACTGTCGCTCGGTGTAGATGACATCGGCAGCACGGCGGCATCGGATTTAACAGGTGCCGTGATTGATACAAATAATGTGCTGATCTCCTCGTCGGAGGATGGCGGACTGCCTGTTGCTGTCGGATTTAGGGCAAAGAAATCAAACGGCAAATACCGTTATTTCTGGCTTTACCGGGTGAAATTCGGAATTCCGGCGACGAACCTTGAAACGAAGGGCGACTCCATCACCTTCTCTACACCAACCATTGAAGGCACGATCATGCGGCGAAACAAGCCGGATGCGGAAGGAAGACATCCTTGGAAGGCGGAAGTGACCGAGGGCGATGCAGGCGTGGCTCAAGAAGTCATCACCGGTTGGTATGACAACGTTTATGAACCGGTCTTTACACCGGTTGCACCATAAGGAGGTTGGCGTATGTATCAAGAATATATGACGAAGATTAAAGTCGGCGAGAAAGAATACGAGCTGCTCTTAACGACCAAAGCGACCAAGGAAATCGCCGGGCGCTACGGCGGTCTTGAAAATCTCGGCGACAAGCTCATGAAGGCGGAGAATTTTGAGATGGCTCTGGGTGAGATCATTTGGCTGATTACACTTCTTGCGAACCAGCCGATCTTAATTCACAACTTAAAACATAAGGATGATAAACAAGAGCTTTTAACCGAAGAGGAAGTGGAGCTTTTGACTTCTCCGATGGATTTGGCGGAATACAAGGACGCCATTACGGACGCACTTTTAAAGGCGACCAAACGGAACATCGAAAGTGAGACTGACTCAAAAAACGCAGTGGCCGGGTAAGTGACGGAGAGTTATTTACCAGGCTTTTATATTTCGGGCTGAGCTGGCTTCACTTGTCGCAGGATGAGGTCTGGCTCATGCCCTTTTCTTTGCTCTTAGACCTAATGGAATGCCATAGACAATATGAAGGAATAGCAAGGCCCAAGCGAGAGTTTTCCATTGATGAGGTGATCCCAAGCGGGATTTAAAAAGTATTCACTGTGCAGGACGGCATCTACCCCGAGGGAAGGTGCTTTTTTCTTGCTCTTTTTCGGGAAGGAGGTGGCATAGATGGCAGATAAATTCGGTTTAAAGATTGGTCTTGAAGGCGAACGGGAGTTTAAAAAAGCCCTCGCCGACATCAATCGCTCGTTTCGAGTCCTCGGCTCGGAGATGAAGCTTGTTGAGTCGCAATTCGGAAAGAACGACCAGTCTTTGGAAGGCTCTGCAGCAAAACAGCGGCTTTTGAATAAAGAGATTGATGCGCAAAAGGACAAAATCAATACCTTAAAAGCCGCACTTGAGAATGCAGCCACCTCCTTCGGAGAAAATGACCGCAGAACCGATAACTGGCGGATAAAACTGAACGAAGCGGAAGCCGCCTTAAACGATATGGAGCGAGAACTCGACGAGTCGGCGGAAAGTGCTGATGAGTTGGGTGATGAACTGCAAGAATCTGGCAAGGCTGCAGAATCTTCCGAAGGTAAGTTCAAAAAGCTCGGTTCGGTATTAAAAGGTGTCGGAGCAGCGATGGGGACAGTCGCTGTAGCCGCCGGAGCTGCGGCTATCAAGCTCGGAAAAGAAGTCGTGAAAGAGTTCGGCGAGCTGGAACAAAACCTCGGCGGATCGGAAGCCGTGTTTGGAAAGTATGCCGCGTCCATTCAAAAGACCGGTGAAGATGCATATAAGAACATGGGCGTTTCGCAAAGTCAGTATCTAGCAACGGCAAACGTCATGGGCGCTCTTTTTCAAGGCTCCGGCATCGAACAACAAAAGAGCCTGGAATTGACCGAAAAGGCTAT